GCCTCGGACACCACCACCCCGAAGCAGAACGGTGTCGTCACCGGCTACTTCGCCTTCGCGTAACCACACTCGGGGCTCGCGCTTGTGAGCCCCTTTTCTTTTTCCAAGGAGATATCTCATGGCTGGTGAAACAACCTCACTCGCAGCGACCGAGCTCGAGCCGCCGTATGACGCGGCGGAAGGGCTCTTCATCGTTCCTCTCTCGAAAGCCTTCAGCACCACGCAGAACGAGTTGAATGACGTGATGCAGATGGGCTACCTGCCTGCCAACTGCACGGTGTACGGCTTCTACTACTCGCCGACCGACATGGACACGAACGTGTCGCCGGCGGTGGTGCACAAGATCACGGTGGGTTCGACCGACCTCGCGACCGGTTTGACCGGCGCACAGTCCGGCGCGAAGACCTTCGTGGGCTGCACGCCAACCCGGCTGACAGCGAAAACGCTCGTGACCGTGACCTCGACGACTGCGGCAGCGACCGCAGCTGCTGGCACGCTCGCCCTCGGCGTGCTCTGCCAGAAGTAAGCGATGCCAATTCGGGGCTGGCTAACCACCGGCCCCGTTTTCTTTCAGGAGAATTCCATGTCGAAATACGTTTACGTCGGCGATCAGACCATCAATCCGAAGACCGGCGAGCCGCACGGCCCGAACCATGAAGGCCGAGTTACCGTGAAGGCAGGCACCGAGTCGGTGACGCTCGTCGCCGGTCAGCCGACAGAGGTGCCGGCCGCGCTCGTCGGTTACTTTGAGAAAAACACGCATTTCAAGCTGGTCGATGAATCGAAGTCCGCGGCAGCCCCTGCCGACCAGGCGAAGGAGTCCGAGAAACCGGCCGGCAAGGAATCGGCGAAGAAGTAAGCCGTGACTCTCGTCGACCTGTATCGCCAAACGCTCGAAGGTCTTGAAGTTGTGGCAGCGGGCGAGCCCGCCACTCCAGAAGACACGCAGCTCGTTGCAAAGAAGTACGTGCTGGTCTGGAACCAGCTTAAAACGCACGAGCTCGTGTCTTGGGCGGTGACCGAGGCGGTTCCGGATGAGGCTGCGCAGCCGCTCATCGACATGCTGAAGTTCGCGTGTGCGGATGACTTCGGCGATGAGCCGTCTCGCTACGCGCAAGGCGCGATCGGGCTGCCACAACCCGCGCTCGCCGAGCGACAGCTTCGGGCGATGCATTCGCGAACTCTGCCCGCATCGCCTGCCACGCCTGAGTACCTCTGATGCGCATCCCCTTCGGTACGCAGTCATACAAGCACACGAGCCTGCCGATCAGCGCGCAGCAGATGGTGAACTGCTACCTGGAGCCGGCGCCGCCGCAGGCGAAGACTTTTGCCGCGGTAGTCACCGCCTTCGGCGTCGCTGCCTGGGCGGCATCGTTGGGCGAATTCCGCGGTGCGAAGTTGATCCGCGGCGCTCTGTACTGGGTCGCCGGATCCACGCTCTATCGGATCAACTCCACGGGCGCGGCCACCGCACTCGGGGAGATCGGCGGCTCGGGGTACGTGTTCGTCGAGGGTGATGAGACGAATGTGATGGTGGTGAATCCTGCGAGCCGCGCAGGCTGGTTCTACGACGGCTCGACCGTAGCCCCCATCACCGATGAGGACTGGCCAGGGGCGGTGTGGCTCGGCTACATCGACGGCTATTTCGTCATCATCGCGCCCGACTCCGGGCAGTTCTACATCACCGCGAACCGCGATCCATCCTCGATAGACGCGTTGGAGTTCGCATCCGCCGAGCGCTATCCGGATGACTTGGTCACCGGCATCGTCGATCACGGCGAGGTGATTCTCTTCGGCACCGAGTCCTTCCAGGGATTCTACGACTCCGGCGATGCGGACTTTCCGCTCACCTCGATTCCGAGCGCCTTCGGTGAGGTCGGCTGTCCGTACCCGCAAGGGCCCGCGAAAGCCGCCAACAGCGTTTTCTTCCCGGCGAACGATGGGTCTGTGCGCCGGCTGCACGGCTACGTGCCGGAGGTGATCTCGACGCCGGTCGTCGAGCAGGCGATCGAGCGCGCCATCGATCGGAACTTCATCGGCTTCACCTGGAAGGAGGCGGGACACGAGTTCTATGGGCTCAAGTGCGCCGATTTCGCGTTCATCTACGACATCACGAACGGGCTGTGGCATGAGCGCGCATCGCACGGATACGCCGCCTGGCGCTGGGCCGGGGTCTTCCGCGCCTACGAGCGCTGGATCGTTGCCGATGCCGAGACCGGTGCGATCGGCGTGCTATCGGCCAACACCGCGACCGAGTTCGGCGATGTGCTGCGGGTGGAGTGCACGAGCCCGCCAGTCAGCCAGGACAACCGCCGCGTGAAGCATTCGCGGGTCGAGCTCGTGTTCGAAACCGGCGTTGGCCTTGTGACCGGCCAGGGCTCGGATCCGCAGATCATGCTGCAGTTCTCGGACGATGACGGCCGCACCTGGTCGAACGAGAAGTGGCGCTCGATGGGGCGGATGGGCACCTTCAAGACTCGCGCGCTGTGGTGGCGGATGGGGTCGGCCCGAAGCCGCGTCTATCGCTACGCCATTTCGGATCCAGTGCGTCGCACGCTGGTGTTCGCGACAACGAAGGCCCGCGTGACCGAGAACCGCCTCGATGTCGCAGCTTGAAGGCATCCTCCGCGCGCCACGCGGAAACCCGGCCACCCTTCGCGACTGGGAGCAGTTCCTTCGGCGTCTGAATGAGCAGATGAAGTTCGACGGCGAGCGCGCCGTGATCAATGCGCTCACAACGATCGCCAGCCGCACGGGCACCGACCTCGAAACGCTGCTGCAGATGCTCACCGATCAGGGCCGCGCGCAGGACCAGCGCTTCCTGCCGCAGGTGTCGGCCGGCAACGTGCTCTCACTGCAGGACGTGAATCCGCTGATCGCAAGCTCGGATGCGGTCACGGCGACGATCTCGATCGCGCCACACTCGCTGCAGTACGGGTTCGACGTCATCAGCTTCAACGGTGGCACGATCACCGGGCTCCTGCCGTCGACAACGTATTTTGTGTACGCCGACGATCCGGATTACGAGGGCGGCGCGGTCAGCTACTTCGCCACCACGGTGCGCACGAATGTGGTTGCGAGCAACGGCCGCTACTTTGTGGGTTCGATCGAAACCGCGATCAGCGCGAACACGGCGGCCATCATTGGTGCCACCAGCGCGAGCCCGATCGTCTTTGAGACCGGCACCGCGCACGGCTGGTCGACGGGCAATGAGGTGACCTTGTCCGCGCTGCCCGGTGACTTCGGCACGAACCTGAACGGCAACGACTACTCGATCACGGTCGTTGACCCAACCCACTTTTCGATCGCGGTCGACGGCTCGGCGTATGTGCCTTACACGACAGGCGGCTTAGCCTCGCGCATCAGCCAGGACCTGCCAGGCGGCGCTGGCGGCGGCGGCGGCTGGGTCGACAACCCCTACTACGGATACTCCCCAGCATGAGCGTTGAAGTGAAGACACGTCGCATCGTGCCCGCGACCGAGCACGAGCGGCAGAAGTGGTTTGTATTGGAGGGCTACGTCGAGGGCGTACCGGCGGTGACCAAGCGCACCTCGATCGCCGTGACCGCGCTCGTCGCCCGCCCTGCGCTCCTTGAGGAGTCGCGCGCGAAACTCATCGCTGACGTCACCGAGTACTACGAGAACTTCAAGCTCCTCGAGGATATCGGCTGATGCCGGACGAGTACGGCAATCCGACAGAAGCCGAGCTGCGTGGACAGTCCGCATCGGACAGGCTTCTGACCGCGTACATGCGCCCGACGCGCGCAGACCTCGATGCGCGTGATGCGGCAGCACGAGCCGGCGATGGCACGATCACGCTGACCATCGGTGGCCAGCCGGTGACGCTCACCGGCAGCCAACTGCGCGCCTCGACCGACCCTCAAGTTGTCGCGGTCCGCAATCAGATGATCGCCTCGGGCAGGTCGGACCCGAATCTGCTCTTCGGCCCGCTGACTGGCCGGCAGCCGAGCGAACTCGAGCGCCGCTACCGCGCGCAGTACCGCTCTTTCATGAACAACCCGAACGATGGAGTGTCGGGCTCGGATGCGGCGCTGGGGCTCGGTGCATTCGCCCTGGCAGCGCTCGGCGGCGGATACCTTGCGGGCCTCGGCGCACCTGGTGCGGCGGCAGGCGCTGCTGGTGCCGGACTCAGCGGCTCATCGCTCGGCACAGCCTTTGGCACTAGCCTCGTAGGCGAGGCGGCGGCTACCGCGGCGGGTTCGGTACTTCCTGGTGCTGCTGCGGCGACCGCTGCAACTGCCGCCGGCTACGGCGCGAACGGCGGATTCAATCCGACCTCGGACCCTGCAGGAGTTTTCTCCCGCGGCATCGGCTCAGGATCAAACGCCGGCGATCTCGTGCTTTCGGGCGGTGCGGGTAACGGGCTTCCGGAGTGGGCCTCACAGGCTGGCAACTTACTGGGTGGTGATATGAAGTGGACTGACTGGATTGGGCCGCTCATCGACGCTGGCACCTCGATCTGGGGCGCGAATGAGGCCGGCGATGCGGTGCGCGACGGCTCGCGCGAAGCGATCGCGGAGAACCGTCGCCAGTTCGACCTAGTGCGCGGTGACACCGCGCCGGTGCGTGCGCTCGGCAACGCGGCTGTCGACCGACTCGCTCGCCTATACGGCTACGGAATGCCACTCACCCCCGGTGGCGCGCCGACTGCTGGCGGACCGCCGGACATGACCGCGTTCTTCGAATCCCCTGACTACCGGTTCAACCTCGCCGAAGGCCAGAAGGCGATCGACCGCTCGGCAGCGGCGCGCGGCGGCCTTCTCTCGGGCAGCGCGGTCCGTGAGGGCACCCGCTATGCCTCGAACCTCGCCACACGCGAATACGCTGGCTTCGTCGACCGGCTCATGCAGCAGGCGGGCTTAGGCTCCACCGGCATCGGTCAGTCGGCCGCCGCCGGCGCGAACTCTGCCGGCAACATCAGCAGCGCCGCGATCAACTCCGGCAACGCGCGCGCCAGCATCTACGGAAACCTCGCCACCAACATCAACAACGCGGCGCAGAGCGGCATCAACGCCTACATGCTGCGCCGCTACCTCGAGGGATGATCCGATGGCCGAACGGCAGAACTACGACCTGGGCCGCATCCTGCAGACCGCCGAGGTCATCAAGGGCATGCGCCGCGAGGCTGAGAACGACCGCGTGCACAACATGTACATGGGCGAGCAGGTCGAGCAGATGCGCGCGAACCGAGACGCCGCGGCGACCGAGGCGCAGGCGCAGGCCAAGCAGAAAGACGCCCTTCGCGTCTATCACGTGGCCGACGCCGTCGTGCGCGCCGAGGATCCGCTCGCCGCCATCCAGAACCTCGCCCCGGACTTCGTGCAGGAGATCGAGCAGACCAAGGGGCAGGGCGCGTTCGCCAAACTCAATGCCGACCAGGCGCGGCAGCTTTTCAGCGCCATGCGTCAGCAGGCCGGGTCCGTCGCCGGCATCGTGCCGAAGTTCGGCGCTACCCAGACCGGTCAGGTCAACGGGAAGGATGTGTTCTTCCAGACCGACGAGACGACCGGAACGCCCCGGATCGTGGACGGGGTGACGCCGCGGCCACCGCAGAAGAGCAATGGCATCTCGCTCACCTCTCCTGACGGCACCACGGTGCAGATCGGCGGCGACGGCGTTCCTGAGTACGGCGGTGTGCATCTCGGGAAGCCGACCCGTGGCGACCTCGAGAAGGCCTTCGTGAACGCTCAAGGCAACGCCTACGCGTTGCGCGAGCAGATCGGCAAGTACCGCGACGAGTTCTCGACCTTCGGCGGCCGGTTCAAGGCGGGCATCGCCAACATGAAGGAAATGGCCGGGATGGAACTCGCCCCTCAGCAGGCGCAGTTCCTGAACGACTTCACTTCCTGGAAGTCGGACACGAACCGGTTGCTGAGCACGTACCTCAACCAGTTGTCGGGCGCCGCGATCTCGCCTGCCGAGGAAGCGCGACTGAAGGGCGGTTTCCCGAACGCGGACGACGGCCCCACGGTCTACAAGTCGAAAGCGGAAGCCACGATGCGCTCGTTCGCGCTCGCGCAGGCGCGCGCCGCGTACCTGCTGAGCAATCCGGCCCAGTCACTCGACTCGGTGAGCCTTGAGCAGATGAGCAACATCATCGCGCAGGAAGCGAACCGGCTCGCGAAGTCGCTGGAATCCGGCGGCATGCAGGCTGACGCCGCGCGCTCCAAGGCGATCAACGACACGCGCGCCAGGTACGGGCTCAATGGCCAATAACATCACCGCTGATGACATCCTGGCGGCACCGGCCTCCCGCCCGATCAGCGCACAGGACGTGATCGACGCCGTGCCGGTGGATCGAAAGCTGCAGCCGCAACTGCGCTCGGGAGACACCCCGATCTCGCCACTCGACATCGAGTACGCGAACAGCCCGAACCAGATCCCGCCGAATCTCAACGTCACGCAGGATCCAACCGGACCCGACCAGAACGTGCTGAAGGGCAGCGCGGGGTTCAAGGGCAATTTCAAGGCGGGGTTTGTTGAGGATCCGCAGACGAAGATCCGCATCCTGTCGGCCGCCATGTTCCCGAACGATCCGAATGCCGCGCAGCGGTTTGGGATCCGTGACGGCAAGGTCGTCTACATCGACGATGACATGAATGTGCGCGACGTGGACAGCGGCTTGGCTGCAACCGTCGGCAACGTTCTCGCTTACACGCCGGAGGCGGTGGGTTCGGTCGTTGGCTCGTTCGCAAGCGGCAATCCAGCAAGCGGCAGCGCCATCGGCGGAGTCGGTGGCAAGGCCGTGAAGCAGATCATCGCTGGCACGCTGTTCGATGAGCCGCAGACCACCGCCGGGAACCTCGAGGGCATGGCGAAGGAAGGCGTCGTGAATCTCGCGACCGCTGGCCTTGGCAAAGGCGCAGGCAAGGTGCTCGATAAAAGTCGGGTCGTCGACTTCACGCCGGCCGCCCGCGGCGGTGCTGAGGCCGTTCGCGACACCACCGCACGCTCTACCGGCATCACCCTCGATCTCGCGCAGGCCTCAGGCGACCCGCAGCTCATGGCGCTGCGAAAGTACGCCGCGAAGTTCCCGGGCGAAAGCTCGCAGATTTTCAAGGCCCTCGATGAGCTGCAGACGAGTCAGTCAGCGGACGCCATGCAGCGGCTGATCGGCACCGTCACGAAGGCGATGAGCTCGGATGCTGCGGGCCGCCAGGGCATCAACGCCGCCCAGGAAGCCATCCGTGCGGCGCGCGCCAGCGTCTCGAAGCAGGTGAAGCCGCTGTACGACGCCGCGTATGCCGCGGTGCCGGAGGTGACCGACCAGAAGATCATCGAGATGCTGAAGCTGCCGTTCTTCGAGAAGGCGTACAGGTCCGGTCAGAAGCTCGCGAAGCTCGAAGGCGTAGACACAACGAAGCCGAGCCTTCAGTTGATGGACTACACGAAGCGCACGCTCGACGATCAGATCGAGTCGCTGATCCAGTCCGGCAACCGTCAGGCAGCGCGCGCGCTGAAGCTCAAGCGCGACGAATTCGTCGCCGCTCTCGACGCCATTCCGAACCAGCAATGGCAGTCCGCACGGCAGGCATACGGCCAGCTCGCAAAGTCCACCATCGAGCCGCTGGAGAACGGCGCGGTTGGCGTACTCGCCCGCATCAAGGATGCGAAGGCGGCAACTGCCGCGGCGAAGATCATCAACGATCCTGCGGTCACACCTGGTGAAATCCTTTCGGCGAAGACCGCGATCAGCAAGGCAGATCCTGAGGCGTGGCAGGCGTTGTCCGGCCAGTATCTCGCCGGCGTGCTCGACAAGGCGCTGAAGGTCAGCCAGCGCGGCGAGTCGGTGAACCTTGCCGGAAAGCTCTACCAAGCGCTCGCTGGCACGCCGCAGCAGTTGGCGAAAGTGCGAGCGGCGCTACCGCAGGGCGCCCAGCAGCAGTTCACGGAAATGCTCGGTGCGCTGAAACTGGTGGCGGCGACAGAGCGCGCGGGCTCTGACACTGCGTTCAATCAACTCATCACCCGCAAGATTGAGGGCCGATTCTCGACCGCCCTGAAGTGGCTGCGTCAGCCGGTGCAGACCGCGATTCAGTCCGGCGAGGAACGCTCGCTCGACAAACTCGTCGGGAACCTTGCGCGAGGCCTCACCGATCCGGCAAGCATTTCGAGCCTCAAGCAGGTTTCGAAGTATCCGCCAGGAGTGCAGCGCGGGCTTCTTGCGCTCTCAAACGTTGCCGCTGGCACCGGCCTCCGCGTGCTCGAAGGCGAGGTCAATCCGCTGCCGGATCAGCCTATCGGAGAGCCACGCAGAGGCCGACCACGGTCGCAGCAATCGCAAGGCCAGTAAGGATCGCGCCAAGGATGCGTGGCTTACCGGGCACAGCCGGCGGCCTGCTCGCGATTCGTGTTGCGAAGAGCGCCGCGATTGCGGCCAGTGGTAGGTAGACCAATTCCCACGCGAGGAACTGAGTAACCCCGGCGCGAATGTCGCCGATGAGCATTCGGATGAGCCCAGCAGCGGTGAGAAACACCGCATAGACAACAAACTGTCGCCTGTACTCGACCCAATCGAACGGCCGCCTTCGGGCGGCTTTTTCATTTCCGGACACCGGAGTCATTGATGAGCATCGTATACCTGCCGTGGCAAACAAGCATCGACGCGAGCAGCGTTCTGCGTGTGGCCGCCAAAATCCACGTTTACGAGGCCGGTACGGACACCCCGGTCGTGCTGCACACAACCGACGCCTATGACGTGGAGCAGCCGAACCCGGTCGAATCGCAGGACGATGGCTATTTTCCAGCCTTCCATGTTGACCCGAGCGAATATCCGCTCATCAAGCTCGTTGCGAAGGACGCCAATGGGCTGACGATCAAGACGAAAGACAACATCGCCTCCGATGGCTCAACATTGCGGACGGACCTCGGCAACGGCACCTCAGGCCCCGGCAACACCCTCATCGCATACCTGCGCACGGCGGCGGAGATCGCCGCGGGGGTGACGCCCACCGACTACTCGATCCCGAATCACCTGAATTCTGGCGGCGAGGTGTACCCGGAGCGCTACGGGGCGGTGCTCGACAATGCGACGAATGACTACACGGCGCTCGCCGCCGCGTTGCTCGTCGCCGGACAGTGCAAGGGTATCGTCCGTATCCGTGGCTTCGCGGCCGTAGCATCGGCTTCCTTGCCGCTTACGGTCCCGGCCAACGTCACTGTCTGCGGCACCGGGCGCACCTCCTCCGGCATCACCGTCACCGGGATCGCCGCCGCGCATCTTCTGGCCGCGACCAACGTGGCTGGCCTCAGGCTCTCGGCGCTGAAGATCACCGGCAACGGCGTGTCGAGCGGCTTCTCCGATGCCTGTGCATTCAAGTTCGAGCAGAACAACTCCGCGACCGCGATCGGCGGGGATGTGGCGATCTACGACTGCCACTTCGTCAACTTCAAGGGCGATTACTGGACCTGGTTCCTGAACACCTCCGAGACCTACCGCGCCGAGAACTTCTGGGTCTACGACAACCTCTACACCTCGCAGGCGGGCAATGCGCGCGGCCCGACCTCGATCGGCATCCCGGACGCCTGCGTCGTGTTCCAGGGCCAGGCGAATGGCACCACCGGCCTGATCCGAAACGCATGGGTGCACCACAACCACGCCGATCTCACGCACAAGAAGTCGTTCGGCATCGCGTGGCACTCCACCTCGAACATTCACTTCCACAGCAACACGGTTCGCGACAACGGCAACACCGCGATCACAGACGATGTTGGCGCGTACGCATTCCTCGCCTACGAGAACTCGGCCGCCTCAGGTGGCCCCGGTGGCGCGCGCCCCGACCTCATCTACATCCACGACAACACGATCATCAATCCGCGCTCCTGCGGCGTGTACTCGGCGTCCGCCAACCGGATTTTCGTTCGCAAGAACACCATCACCGGGCAGTCGGATACGACGACTGCGCTCCCAAAGGGCGCCGTCGTGCTCAACGGGCCGCTGCGCGGTGTGGTGGAAGAGAACTACATCGATGACTGCTGGGGTGGCATAGCCCTCTACGGCAGCACGGCCGCCGCCACGCTGATTGCTCGCGACAACGAGATCTACAACACGAAGAACACCGGCTACGGCATCACGGCGGTCGGTGCGTACGCGGGGAAGATCGCCCGCGTGGAGATCGTCGACAACGACGTCGACGCGAGCGGCACCGGCACCACCGCAATCCTTCTGCGCTTCCAGGCCTCCACTGGGGTGACTCGCCTTGTTGTGCGCGACAACGCCTGCGCGGCAACGAGCAGCGTACTTCGGCTGTTGTCGGATGACGCCTCGGTCCCCGACATCCAGTACGCGGATATCTGCGAGAACGACATCATCGGCGCCGGGGCGACGACGGGCCTCCTCTGGCAGGGCGCCTCCGACAGCGAGACGCGCGCTCGTATCGCGGACAACACGTTCTCGG